AGATCTACACTTTCTATGCTGAAAAAGAAGATGTTCTAGTTCAAACTCTTCTTCAAATTCCATTACAGATATTCCCACATAAAAGATCTATCACCATACTCATCAGTATTCCATCTAGTTCCTTCACTATCTACAAAACCATCATCATTGTGAATGCCGTCCAAAACAAATCCAAATGGAGCCATATCTTGTTCAATCTGATTCTTTTGTTCTTCATAGATCTTCTTCCGAACATCCTGCTCAGTCATCTCTTTGAAGTAGTCTTGTGCTACTAACCAAGAGAAAATAACAAGACACATGGCAAGGTCATCGTGACAACCTTCTTCTGCCATGAATGTATTCTTTCTCTGAACGAATGTAGTTAACTCTGCGATGATATCATAGTCAACTGTCATCAGTTTGTCATCCTCAAGTAAAGTCTTGAGGTTAGAACATCCCAACTTCTTAACTGCTGATGTCATTCTGACACCAAGTTGGGACTTCTTACCAGAGAAACCAGAGCCAACAATCTGACCAGCACGACCACGCATGGCACACATCAACACATTCTCATACTCAAGGTCAAAGAAGAGAATGGATGCTACCTGATCACCGATGTCGTTGACTTCAATCAATGTGTAGGCATAGTTGTATGCCTTGGCAATATCATGAATGATGCTTGGAAAAAGCATCGGTTTGATTTCATTGTTCTTATATTTTGCTACTACTCTATACGGGAAGTTGGTTATGTCAAATACAATAAAAGCAGAATAATCACCATCAATTCCACGAGCTGTATCGACCGTAATGATGTAGTTGTGGTCTTCCTTCGGGTTCTCATAAATGTCTAGACCAGCATTTCTCTTGATTGGATCATTGTAAACTAGTGTCTTCAACTTTGATACACTGATCAACGTATCAACAGATCCAAGGAACTCACACTCAAACTCAACACGGAACTGTTCTTCTGACGTGTTGGCAATGGTCTGTTTCTTCCACTTCGCATTCCTTCCAGGAACTTCAGACCAGTGAACCTCTGTTGCGACATATTCATTTCTACTCCGTTCGGCATCATGCCACATACGGTAGAAATGATTCATGCCATGCGGCGTTGAGACGATGATGACTTTTGTGCTTTTACCAGAAGTAATAGTAGGATAAACAGATGCAAAGAAGGAGTCAGCGATGTGATTAGGGACGAATGCGAACTCATCGAGGAAGATGATATTGAACGACATGCCTCGGACAGCACTCGCAGATGTAGAAGCTGCCAGTATCTTACTGCCATTCTCTAACTCCATCGAACCTTTGTTCCATGATAGTATACCCTGCTGCATCCATTTAGGCAAGTTCTCATAAGCAGTTTGTAATCTACCGAGAAGTTCTCTAGCAGTTGCAGCTTTGTTTGCCAGAATACCAATGTTTACATTGTCATTGAAGACGGCATAGTGTAAAAGGAAAGACACACACGTCGTAGATTTACCAGTCTGACGTGGCATCTTACAGATATTAAATCTGTGGTTATGGAAGTTCCTGATTAGTTTCTTCTGGAACTTGTACATATCAAATGGTACAAGACCTTCGTCCAGAGAAACAATCTTTACATAGTTCTGAGCAAAGTAAACAGGATCTTGCTTACACTTAATAAACTCCTTGATTTGTTCTTTCGTGAACTCAACGGGAGTATTTGCTTTTTTTAGATTAGGATTACCAAGATAAATGTTGTCACTCATAATAAATTACCTTTGTTCAATCCAGTTAAGTACCGCAAGTGCTGCTTTGTTGACATTAGGAGCTGCACAAGCAAGAGTGTAAGTATCGCTGATTGTACCAATACCAGATCTTCCAATCTGCAGTGCTGCTTTATCATCAACATCAACCAAAGAAGCACCACCAGCAATCGTAAATCCTGAGAGGAGTGTTGTTCCTCCAGTGAGTGCAGTTGCTGTAGTATCATATTGCATAAAGGAGTTTGGATCTGGATGATCTGCCCAACTCGCACCAGTCAAAGTTGAGTTCTGGTAAAGTCTCCAATAGACATTCGTGTTATCGTTCGTTACTGCCTGCAGAGATCTCAGTAACATAACTGCCTGAAGTGCAGATGTCTTAAGACGCAAACTGATTACTGGATAGAAGGTGTTTGCGTTAGTCAAAGTTGTCCCTGTAATGGGATTTGAGATACTCAACAAAGTACCAAGTTTTTCTGGTTCACCTTCTTGGATCAGAGAGTTAGAGCCCTGATAAAGATAATGAGTTCCAGCAACACCAGTCACATTCTCAATCTCACAACGAATTGGAAGGAATGGACTTCTACACCAAACTAAATCATTGACATTTGAGTTCTCAAATTCATGGCTAACAATAGTCTCATTTTTCATTAACCAATTAAATGTTACACCACCTGCACCATACCATTCATAGTTAATGGAAATCATCTGCTGTTTTGTAGCATCAGCAGTTACACCAGTGTATCCATTACCATCAAACTTTTCACCATTCCAGTTTTCTCTGGTTACTCTTGTTTCTGTAGTGATACCAGTTGCACTGCTGCGAATTACATAAGAATATGTGCCACCATCATCCTCAAAGAAAGCACCATCAGTCTCATTAAACAATCCGAATCTTCTGCGAATACCGACTTGTGGTGCCTCTAGACGAATTGCAAATGCGAGAGTTGCTGGTCTACCAGGAATGTATCTCATTACCTGTTTAGTCTGTCTGACAACCTTACTACCAGCAGTGGAACCAACTTCCATAACCACATTACTGGAACTGGCATTATGAGTAGCAGTTCCAACACCAACTACACTCTCATCCCAAACATCAGTCTCCTTACCATACTGGAAGGTATTGAAAAAAACTGTTTGGAAGGGAGCAACCTTTAGTCTGTTATTGTCAGAAAACTGAGGTCTCCAGTCCGTTTGGTTTCCCCAGTGATCTGCAATATTGAATACCTCAAAAAGACTTCTCTCTTGATTCAAGAAGTCTTGAGTTTGTTTATTCCACTGAGCCATTAGTCACTCCAGGTTAGTTTTTCTGGTTGATACCTTGAAGAACTTTTGATTCTGTTAGATTGTACACCAGGATAAATGTTATGAACAATTGCTCCAGGATATTCACCCTGAATATGTTCTGCCAACTCATTTTTACTCATCATACCACCTTCTACTTCTAGACGGTAGATTTTACCTTCCCAGACAACATCAGCAAAGAAAGACTCTTGTGCCTGTTCTGGTTGAGAACCACCCATATTGAGGGTTCCATTAAAGTCACCGTTGATGGTGATGCTTTCGGATAGGAATTGATTGAAACTTTTCATATCAGCAGTTCCAGGCTCTAAGGGACTTATTGATTCTGCTATTGGGATCGTTAGCAGTCTTGGAAGAAGTCAGTTTCTTCTTCATACCAGACATTCTGGCACAGAAGGACTTACGACGAGGGTTGCCGACCTTCTTGGAAGGTGCCTTCAGATCAGATCCAGGGTTCTCTCTTTCGTAAGACTTGCGTCCTTTCTCATTGAGACCACCTTCTTTGTTCTTTCCTGCCTTTCTAGTCCAGGCAGCAGATTCACCAAACATCTTAGGACCTTTGGTTTTCTTTTCTGCTGCTGCCTTTTCACCTTCAGTTGCACCCTTCTGTGCAAGATTACGAATCTTAGCAGCACGTTGCTGCTTTCTATGTTCCTTAGGATCAATGGTAAAAGATTCGGAAGCAGTAGTTTGAGAAGCAGCACTCATGTATTTGTCTGCTTTAGATGCTTTTTCAGAAGCAGCAAGACCACTGAATCTTCTCTTCTTATTCTTTTTAGCAGCATCTTCAATCTCAGATCTAACTAACTTATCTCTGATTCTTCCTCTTCTAGTAAAAGGACCTGGTTTTGTCTTATCAATGGCTCTGACAAGAGCCATCTTGATACCCTCATCAATCTCAGTCTCTTCTGCTTTGAGAGTAGTTCCCAGTGGATTACTTGACAAAGCAGAACCTACAGACTTAAGAGTATTACTAAATTTTCTTCTTTTTTCGATTTGTTTTAACTCTGGTGAGTTATCAATATACTTACCGACTAAAGGTGAATCAGAAGCATTTTGCTCCTCAAGAGCTTCTTTTACAGACTTGAGTTTTAGTGAAGTAAACTGCCTACCCTGTGCTTTGCGAGGATCACCACCAGTGGGAACAAACTCACCATACTCACCCTTGTGCTTATCATTATGTTCTACGTCACCATCAACATCAGTGTCGATTCTCTTTGCTGCTCTAGAAGCAAGTTTTTTTATGTTACCAGAAGGGACTTCAATGTCACCGTGAATGTTCTTTGCTTCGTTAGTCACATAGTCGGCAGCAGTGTCAGCATAATCCGCAGCTTTAGTTAGTTTTGATTGGACCCAAGCTTTCAAATTCCCCTCACCTTTTTTACCCATCTTTTTCTCAAGTCTGTTGGCAGCATTCTTCATTGTCGCAAGTTGACGACGTGCCATTTCAAACTCATGGTCACCTTCTTTTTCTTCACCAACAGGAACGCAGTTGGGAACTGTTTTGTTGCCTTTCTTTTTCATACCTTTTTGGGTGTAACCTTGCCAGCACTTTTCGTCTAAGTTCATTTCTTCAGTTGCGACGTTTTTAGCTTTACCTTTTCTATTGGGGTTGGGGTCTTCACGATTCTTACGACGAAATGCCGACTCTTCTTCACCTTTATCTAGGTTGCGTTTCATTTTACTTGAACCGCACTTTGGTTTGGTTGTCTGACCTGGTTGTTTGGCACAGGGTTTACCTGCGTATTTGCCACCCAACTGAACCCAACCAGGGGTGCCATCAGAAGCACGACTCTTAGTAAACCAGTCGTGCAAAGAAGAATCACCACTTTTGTTCGATTCATTCATTCGACCATTCCAAACACTATCTACCCAGTTATTTATTTTTCTTTTCGTCTAACAATCC